ATTGGATACCCGAATTGTCGGACCCAAGGAGTAATAATGGCTAAAGAACGATATCAACGTGTGGAAGACCCGACAGACAACCTGTCTTATGCGGAAGAATTTGCACAAGTCCACGGGCAACAGCAACAGCCTGTAGAGCATTTGGACGCTGAAGAAGAGTCCTACAAAAAACGCTATCAGGACATTCAACGTCATATCCAGACTGTGCGTAATCAGTCGGATGAGAAGATTGTAGCGATGCAGAAGCAACTGGACGATGCCACTCGCCAACAGATCAGGTTTCCAAAAACTGATGAGGAAGTCGAGGCTTGGAGTAGCAAGTACCCTGATGTTGCGAAGATCGTGGATACGATTGCCCGAAAGAGGGCTAACGAAGCCTTGGCTGAAGGCGAGAAACGTCTTGAGAAGGTAGAGCGTTTTGAGAAGCAAGTCCAAAAGCAAGGTGCTGAACAGCAGCTAATGCAACGGCATCCTGACTTCGCTGAAATACGGCAGGATAAGAAATTCCACGATTGGGTGGCTACACAACACCCATCCATTCAAGACAGCGTATACAAGAACAATACAGATGCAGATTGGGCCTCAAGCACCATCGATCTGTACAAGGCTCAGACGGGCGGTAGACGCTCAAATGGAGCAGCACAAGCAGTAGGCCGCACAAGCGCGTCACAGCCGCCGTCTACTGGTAAGATGAAGTATTCAGAGAGCATGATCGATAAGATGTCTGATCGTGATTATGCCAAGCATGAAGATGCTATCATGGAAGCCATGCAAAGTGGGAAGTTCTTATACGATCTTTCTGGTGCTGCGCGGTAACTAAGTGGCGTTTGAATAAATTAACTATTGTATTTACCCGACCATTGTGTTATAATGGTTATATTGAACGACTTAAAGGTAGGACACTACCAGCCTATTCCGGCTAAAGTAGTATACCCCGCCTAACTCTCACAGATAATAATAAAATTAAGGTCTACCGGACTAAAGAGAACCGTACACTTGTACGCCACCCTCTAAAGTGCGCCATCATAATTTTAATTGTCTGATCTAGCTGTCTCTGCGCGTTTCTATTGCGAATGATTGTCGTTCTCAAATCGCATAACGTCAGAGATTTTCTTCAAGCCATTTCATTCAAGGAGAAATCATAATGGCATTTCAATCAGCAGCCTCTGGTTCAGCACTTACCGGTGGCATTAACAATTCGGGCGCATGGAATAACCTTACATCAGGTAACTTCAGCCCAGTAATTTATAGCAAAAAAGTACAGAAAGCTCTGAGAGCCTCTTCTGTAATTGAGGCTGTAACCAACACTGATTACACAGGCGAAATCGCCAATATGGGTGACTCAGTGAACATCATCAAAGAGCCAGATATCACTGTATCTGCGTATGCCCGTGGTACTGCCTTGGCAACACAAGCACTCACGGATGCGGCGTTTACTATGGTCGTAAATAAAGCGAACTACTACCAGTTTGCGATGGACGATATCGAAGAAGCGCATTCGCACGTCAATTTCGTAGATTTGGCAACGGATCGTGCTGGCTATAAAATGAAGGATGCAATGGACGCAGAAGTACTTCGCCACATGGCGGGTTACACCGATGCGACTACTGCTCGTACTGCTCTGGAAACAGGATCGACTAAATCCGATGCTGGTGCAGACAATGACGAACTGCTTGCAGCCAACAAACTGCGCGGCAACGCCTTCTCTGGAGTGTCTGGCGATAGCACTAAGGCTATTCCAATTGCTGCAGACGGTGGTACTGGTATCATTACTTCTCCTTTGGAGATTATGAACCGTATTGCTCGGATGATGGATCAGGCAAATGTCGATACTGATGGTCGTTATATCGTTGTGGACCCAGTGTTCTGCGAAGTCTTGCTAGACACCTCGTCAAAACTCATCAATTCCGATTTCGGTGGTGGTGATGAACTGCGTAACGGCAAGCTGCCTAATAAAATTCGTGGCTTTGACGTTTATAAGTCTAACAACCTGCCGTACAAAGGCACTGGACCCGGTACTGCTACTGCAGCCGGTTCTACAGCCCATTATGGTGTTCTGGTTGCTGGTCATATGGGTGCAGTTGCTACAGCGCAACAAATTGCTAAAACAGAGACTTTCCGGTCACCAGATACCTTCGCGGACATCGTGCGCGGCATGAATCTCTATGGTAGAAAAATCCTGCGCAGCGATAGCCTGTTCAACGCTTGGTACAACCTAGCCTGATAAATTTAGGGGCTGGCTTGTGCTGGCCCCTTTACCCCTTTTTGAGGAATTAGTATGCCTTCTACTTACATCTCGCTATGTAATCAGGTCTTACGGCGTCTAAACGAGGTGGAAATCTCTGACGCTGATTTTTCGTCTGTGCGAGGTGTACATGCACTGAGTAAGGATGCGGTCAAGGCTTCTTTGGCGCGTATTAATCAGGCAGAATTTGGATGGCCCTTTAATGCGGCTACCCACACACAAACACTAGTTGCAGGCACAGAAGAGTATTCTTGGCCTGCCAATTTAAAAACAGCAGACTTTAACAGTTTCCAAATACTAGAGGACGCTAATCTAGGTTCAAAGAACGCCACGATGGCTTCAATGGATAGAGATGAGTACTACAGATATCACCGTGACACAGACACTACCTCTGGCGCAGCCGGTAGAGGAGTGCCTACGCACATTTACCCTGCTCATGGCAGTGCATTTGGAGTAACCCCTACGCCGGACAAAGCCTACAAGGTAAAATTCAATTACTTCCTCAACTACACCGACCTCACTTTGTATGATGATGTTACCCGTGTACCAACCTCTTTTGACAGCGTCCTCGTAGATGGTGCGCTGTATCACATGTACATGTTTAAGGATAACGTGGAGTCAGCCCAAGCGTCCTATGTAGCCTTTGAACAAGGATTAAAAGACCTACAGAGTTTGTACATCAACCAGTTTGATTACATCCGAGACACACGGGTCAGGTTCTAATGCCAGACCAGATAGCCTCAATAAAAGTTGTCTCTGCCGGTGGTCTTAATTCCAATGAAAATCATTTGGACTTATCTGATAATAACCCCGGTAGTGCTACTAGATTAGTCAATTATGAACCGTCATTATTTGGTGGTTATCGGCGTATTGAGGGTTTTTCTAAATATGACAGTGCCTACGGAGAAGTTACTGTAGCAGGGCAGACAACTGGCACCGGACCAGTGCTCGGCCTAGCCATATTCAAGGATGATGTAAGCAACTCCACTAAGATCATTGCTGCGCGTAAGGATGCCGGTGGAAGCACGTATAGTTTCTACTACTACACCGCTGGTATCGGCTGGAGAAAATTCACTCTGGATTACAGCGTCACTAGGCCAATGACTGCCAATACCCTGACGGTCAGTAAGATACGCCACGCCCAGTTTAATTTTGGCACCGGCAATAAGATTTGCTTTGTAGACGGCGTTAACCCTGCGATTGTCTTTGATGGTGCAAACTGGGAAGAAATTAAATCAACTAACTCAGGTGGTTTTTCTGCAGGCGGTAGTAACACGGCGGGTGGAGCGCAGGCTTTAAACGCTCCGGCTCTGGTAGACGTATTTGAAAACCATCTATTCATATCAGGTCATCAGGCTACCGGCGCGGTAGTAGCCCATTCAGCCCCTAACGACCCATACACATGGACTACGGCTGCAGGCGGCGGTCAGATAGCAGCGGGTTACGATGTAGTCCAGATTAAGCCCTTTCGTGATAACCTGTTTGTATTTGGTAATAAGGACATCAAGAAGGTTTCTGTCAGTTCTGCCGGAGCATTCGTTTTAGAACAGGTTACCACAAACGTAGGCTGTGTAGCACGGGATAGCGTTCTGGAAATCGGTGGTGACCTTATGTTTTTGGCACCTGATGGTTTCAGACCAGTTGCCGGTACTAGTAGAATTGGCGATGTGGAACTTGAGACAGTATCTAAGCCTATTCAAGCGACCCTTGTTGATATTATCAAGAACAACGACATGGATACTCTCAGCGGGGTAGTAATCAGGTCTAAGTCTCAGGTCAGGTACTTTTATGGTGCCTCTACCGCTGCAAATGGAACTATCAGCCCGTCTGTTGTAGATGCCGAAGGGATCATTGGCGGTCTATCTGAGGATGGCGGTTCTATTAGTTGGAGTTTTGGGCAATTACAGGGAATACGTGCGTCTTGCTGCACTTCAGATTATGTAGGCACAGAAGAGGTGATCCTACACGCAGACCATGACGGAAATGTATACAGGCAGGAAGTAGGCACCAGTTTTAACGGTGATGATATTGTTGCAGTGTACGCCACTCCTTATTTGGATTTTGGCGAGACTGAGCAGCGCAAGGTAATTCGCAAGATAAACACCTTTATCAGAGCAGAAGGTCCATTAGAACTTCTCTTATCAGTCACCTACGATTGGGGTGATGGAGATGTCCAAGCACCTAATACCTATTCTCAATCCTCTACCGGTGCGCCTACGAGGTACGCAGGTAGAAATATTAATTACGCAGCCGCCAACGTCCTCTACGGCGGTTCATCCAAACCAATTATGACTAGTGATATTCAAGGTAGCGGATTTGCAGTGCAAGCCACCTTCGTAACCGTTGGTCAGACAGAACCATACTCAATTCAAGGTATGGTTTTTGAATATTCAGTTGCAGGGAGACGATAGTCAATGGCAGGTTACACAAGGCAGTCAACTGCTACGATAATCAACGGGGCGGGTATTACTGCACCGCCTCTTAACGCAGAATTTAACCAGATTGTTTCAGCATTTAATGCCGCCAGCGGTCACACCCACACTGGCGGTACAGGAGACGGCCCAAAGATACCTCTTGCTACATCTGTAACTGGCTACCTGCCGCTGGCTAACGGCGGTGTGGGCGGTAAGAACAACGTAACAAATGCTATTCCTACCGCGAATGATGATAGCGGGGATGGCTACGCACCGGGATCTTTATGGGAGAATAGTAGCACTGGACGTATTTATGTATGCGTAGGTAATACCAGCGGGGCTGCTGTTTGGCGTGAGTTAGTCCAGCAAGACCTTGCAGGTGCTATGATCACAGACGTGGATATCAACGGCGGTGACATCGACGGTACAGACATTGGCGTGGCTTCTGTTGGTACTGGTGCGTTCTCAACTATTTCAGCAACGGGTAATATCACCGGTAACCTAGTAGGTAATTCCACGGGCTTACATACAGGCGCAGTGACAGGAGATGTAACTGGTAATATCACCTCTTCTGGTACGTCTACTTTTGGAGCCATCGACGTTAACGGCGGTGCCATAGATGGTACTGTCATTGGTGCTAACGTACTAGCAGCGATTAGCGGGTCTACCATCACTGGTACTAGTTTTGTTGGCCCTTTGACAGGTGCGGTAACAGGAAATGTAACGGGTAACCTAGTAGGTAATGTTACCCATCCGGTAGATTCTAACGGTGATCCTACTGGTACTACTACTTTAAATAATCTGACGGTAAATGGTACAATAGATGTTACCAGTACTACTATTGAAAACGTATCTGATCCAACATCTGCCCAGCAAGCAGCTACTAAGAATTATGTAGACACTCAGGTAAGCGGTTTAGTTGCATCTGCTCCGGCTGCTCTGGACACGCTGAATGAATTAGCTGCAGCAATTGGCGATGATGCCAACTTCTCGACCACGGTTACAAACTCTATTGCGGCTAAACTACCTCTAGCTGGTGGTACTCTAACAGGAAACATAAATGCTGGTGGTAATACGGTCACTAATCTGGCTACTCCTTCGGCTAACTCAGACGCTGCTACAAAGGCGTATGTTGATACAGGCGTAGGCTCTAACGCAGCGGCTGCTACAAGTGCTACTAACGCCGCCAACTCAGCCACCTCTGCCGCCAACTCTGCAACTGCAGCGGCTAGTAGTCTGGACACCTTCCAAGACACATATCTTGGTGCAGCGTCCTCAGACCCTTCTACAGACCTAGATGGAAATGCTCTGGTTACCGGTGCGCTGTATTTCAATAGTACCACAAACGTCACCAGAGTTTATACGGGTTCAACATGGCAAACCGCTTCTGCTTCCATTGAAGGAATAAAAGCAGACTTTGTCTATGTGGCTACTGCCGGTCAGACCGTATTCTCCGGAAACGACAGTTCCAGCAATACTATGGCTATTGATACTGCTGGTCTGGTGAACGTATTTTTAAACGGCATCCGACTGATAACCACTACCGATTATACAGTATCTGCAGCCAACAATCGTGTTACTCTCAACGCAGGGGCAACTGCAGGAGATTTGCTTGAGGTAGAAGTCTTCGGGAACTTTGCCGGTCAGTCTGGATCATCAGTAGCAATTACTGGCGGTACAATTAATAATACCACGTTTAATAATGTCACATATTCTGGGAATATTACTACCACTGGGACGGTTGATGGCAGAGACGTATCTGTTGATGGTACAAAACTAGATGGCATCGAAGCCGGTGCTACAGCAGACC